AGTTACGGTTTTTGGTTTGTGCCTCCCGATGTAGGAAATACAGTATTGGTATTTTTTATTGAAGGTGATCCCAGTCAAGGCTATTGGCTAGGCTGTGTTCCCGATAAATTTTCAAATCACATGGTGCCTGGAATTGCAGCCAGCAGATCTGTAGCCTTTGCTGACGGCGAACAAGAAAAATACGACACTGGTTTTGTGCCAGTTGCCGAAGCAAATCGTCGTGCAAACGCTCTAGAAGAAAATACTGAAATTGATAAAATCAAACGAGCAGTGCATCCTATTGCTGATCATTTTTTAGAAGAAGGGTTATTAGAAGATGATGTTAGAGGTGTAACATATTCTACTAGCCGTAGAAATGTTCCTAGCAGTGTTTATGGAATTTCAACCCCTGGCCCTCTTGATCGTCGAGACGGTGCAAAGAAAACATTCATAGGCAAAGCAGACAGTCAAAGTCCAGTACCTGTTCCTGTGAGTAGACTAGGCGGCAGTCAATTTGTTATGGACGACGGTGACGACCGTTATCAGCGTAGAACCACTGCTAGCGAAGGCGGGTATGACTATGCTGACACACTTGATGGAGATGCTGGCGAACCAACTATACCTTCAGATGAATATATTAGATTGCGTACACGAACAGGTCACCAGTTGTTGTTACATACCAGTGAAGATTTAATCTACATAGGTAACAGCAGAGGAACTAGTTGGATTGAAATGACCAGCGATGGTAAAATTGATATTTTTGCCGAAGACAGTATTAGTATTCACACCAAACAAGATTTTAATTTTTATGCAGACCGCGATATTAATATGGAAGCTGGCCGTAATATTAATATGAAAGCAGCAGGTGTACATCCAGACGGAGGCGGTAACTTCCGTGTAGATACAGAGGCCAATACTAGATTTTTTGTCAAAGGCGATACAAAAATTACCACTACAGGCGAATGCCATATTGCCTCATTGCAAAGTAACTATATTACTTCGGTCATGGACAATCATTTTAAGAGTATTATGAATACCTATATGCAGTCTACTCTTACAACACACTTAAAATCTGGAACTGGTACAAATATTCAAACAAGTTTAGGACTTGACATAAAATCTGGAACAGGAATGAAACTAACAGGCAGTACTATAAATTTAAATGGGCCTGCCGCAGGAGACGCTGAAAAAGCCACAGCGGCCACTCCTACTTTAGCATTAGGAGTTAATGGAAATGTGGTAATTAATCCTGCAGAAGCCGAATGGGTGGGTGCAAGATACAATACTGAAACACCGTTAGAAAGTATTATGTTTAGAATACCCATGCATGAGCCTTGGCCTAGTCACGAGAATCTAGATCCGTTATTGGTCAAACCTGAGCTGACTGACAGAGAACAAGCCGGCGGCGGTGAAGACGGTGCTCCAGCAGGCGGAGACGAAGGTGGCGATGAAGACGCCCCACCAGAGGAGTTATAAAATATGGCAAAATTATACAATCAACAATCAGTAGCAACTAATAAGGCTACTACAGCACAGACTAGTTCTAGTTTTAGATACAAAGGTTTTAGTTCTAATGAAACCAAAAATAATTTTAAGCTCTATGATATTGAGTTAGTTAAACGAGATTTAATGAATCATTTTTATATTCGCAAGGGTGAGAAATTAGAAAATCCTAACTTTGGCACAATTATTTGGGACATGCTGTTTGAAAATTTTACTTCAGAAGTTCGCAGACTAATCACAGAAGATGTTGAGCAAATTATCAACTATGATCCAAGAGTTAAGGTTAACACCTTAACAATTGACAGCACCGATCAAGGCATTAGAATACAAGCAGATGTTGTTTACCTGCCGTTCAACATCAACGAGCGCATGACTTTTGATTTTGACAAGACAAATAATATAGTAAACTGACCAGTTTATTTTTTAGGGTAAATATGTAATAGGGCAAAAAAACAATGACTACGACTACAAGACAAACGAATTTAATATTAAATCAAGATTGGACAAGGATCTATCAGACCTTTAAAAATGCTGATTTCAAAAGCTACGACTTTGAAAATCTACGCCGTGTTATTATTACATATTTGCGTGAAAATTACCCGGAAGATTTCAACGACTACATTGAAAGTTCGGAATATCTAGCTTTAATTGATGCCGTAGCTTTCCTTGGACAAAGTCTAGCGTTTCGTATTGATCTTGCCAGCAGAGAAAACTTTATTGAATTAGCATCTCGTAGAGAAAGCGTCCTTCGTATAGCTCGTATGCTGAGCTATAATGCGAAGAGGAACATTGCCAGCAAAGGACTCTTGAAGTTTGACACTGTTAGCACCACTGAAAACATCTTTGACGCCAACGGAAAAAATCTTGCCCGCCAAATCATTCAGTGGAACGATTCAACAAATCCCAACTGGAAAGAACAATTTAACACCATTTTAAATTCTGCTATGGCAGATAACACCGAAATTGGCCGTAGCCAAGGAACTGCTACAATCCAGGGTATTCCTACAGAGCAGTACCGTTTTAGAACTGCCAGCAGAGATGTTCCAATTTTTACATACAATAAAAATGTTGCTGGCCGTGCTATGCCTTTTGAGATGGTGAGTACCGCATTTAAAGGCAGCGAAGAAATATATGAGGAAGCCCCAGTTCCAGGTAATCAACTTGGATTTGTTTACAAGTCAGACGGCAAAGGCGCTGCTAGTACAAACACTGGATTTTTCTTGATGTTTAAACAGGGAAGTCTAGAACTTGCAGATTTTTCAATTGCAGTTCCTACCACAAACGAAAAAGTAGCAGTAGATGCCGACAATATCAATAACAGTGATGTGTGGTTATTTGCCCTATCGGCCAATGGTGCTCAGCTAGATCCGTGGACACAGGTGTCTGGTCTAACAGGCAATAACATTGCTTATAACAGCATTGAAAAAGATATTAGAAATATCTACTCTGTATCTACAAAAAATTCAGACAGAATTGATTTAATATTTGCTGATGGAGTTTATGGAAACCTACCGCAGGGCTCTTTTAGAGTTTACTATCGTGTGAGTAATGGATTATCATACAGCGTCCTTCCTAATGAAATGCGAGGCATTAACATTGAAGTGCCTTATGTAAACAAGTCTGGACAAGGACATGTTCTTAAAATTAGCATGAGCTTAAAATATACAGTAAGCAATAGTGTTCCTGCTGAATCGGTAGAAAGTATCAGAACAAAAGCTCCTGCACAGTATTATACACAAAACAGAATGATCACTGCTGAGGACTATAATCTTGCACCACTAGCCAGCAGTCAAGACATTTTAAAAGTTAAAGCTATTAACAGAACATCTAGTGGTGTTAGTCGAAATTTTGATATTATTGATGCTAGTGGAAAATATTCTAGCGTAAATGTATTTGCCGATGACGGGTTAATTTATAAATCAGAAAGTGAAAAAAGTCTAGCATTTAAAACTGTTAGTAGAATTGACACAGTTAATTTTATTCGTCAAAGCATAGAACCGTTGTTCACTGCTACAGGCGTTTATAATTTTTATTTTACCAAGTACGATAAAATTTTGTTTACTGACAACAATACTAGATGGACACAAATTACTTCAGATGTTAATGAAAGTACAGGATATTTTATTAATTCCGTTGATCTTACATTGCAAAAAGTAAGTTCCTATACGACTAATACTCTAAAGTATGTCACCGCAGGAGCCATGATCAAATTTGTTCCGCCTGCAGGAAAGAGCTTTAAGCGAGGCGAATTAGTTACAACTAATATTAACGATTTAGACCAAACAGATAGATTATGGACCAAAGTTATTCGAGTGGTAGGTGACGGAACTAATGCAGGTCGCGGCACATTAAGCACAGGTAAAGGCCCAATACTATTTAATGATACTGTGCCTACCGGAGCAATAGCCAGTAGAATTATTCCTAAATTTGTTAACAATCTACCCGATGCCTTAGAAACACAGATTGTAAACTTATGTGCAGAAAACAAAAACTTTGGCCTTAGATTTGATGTTGCCACAGTATCGTGGAAGATTATTACAGCTCCTAACATTGACCTAATTAATGCATTTGCATTAGGTAAAGCAGGCGATACTTCAAATAACAATCTTGATACTAGCTGGATTATTGCTTTTATTAAAGAAGCAGACGAATATCAAATTCGTGTTAGAAATCTAAATTATATATTTGGTAGTCTTGAACAAAACAGATTTTACTTTGATGTTAATCAAAAAATATATGATGGAAAGACTGGCAAAACAATCAAAGATCAAGTAAGAGTATTAGGTATTAATACCACACCAACACCAAGTACTCCGTTGCCGTTAAAACAAGATCTTGTATTTGAAGTTGATGACTCAATCAAATTTGAAGACGGTTATCAAAGCTCAGAAGAAATTCAAGTCGCGTTCAGTGACAGTGATGACGACGGAGTTATTGACAACGCAGATGCATTTGAACAAATAGTAGGAGCCGACCAAGACCTAAACTATCTGTTCTTTACAGAAGTTGTAGATGTCTTTGGCAATATAATTTATACCTATTTTGATAATACCGCAGATTTAATTTTAGTAAGACAAAAAGAAGACCAGATCAATGTTAACGAATACAATGACGGTCAATTGATTTATTTTTATGACAGTGCCGAAGATCGTGTTAAGCGTGTAGATTCTGCATCAAACAGTTTAATTTTAGAATCAGGCTATAGAGCAAATATTGGTCGTTCCGGGTTAAAATTTCAGTACACACACAACGCCAATGTTGATCGTAGAATTGATCCTAGTGTTAGCAATATCGTTGATGTTTATCTACTAACAAGAAGTTACGATACAGAATTTAGAAAATACCTAGGCGGCGGATTAACGATCAAACCAGATGCACCTAACAGTGACAGTTTACGAATCAGCTTTGGATCAAGTCTTGGAGAAATAAAATCTATCAGCGACGAAGTAATATATCATCCAGTAAATTACAAAGTGTTATTTGGATCAACTGCTGATTATTCTCTACAAGCACAGTTTAAGATTGTCAAAAACCCAAACAAAACTATTAACGATAATGATCTTAAAGTTAGAATTATTTCAGCTATTAACGATTTCTTTGATGTGGCCAATTGGGACTTTGGAGATAGATTCTATCTTGGCGAATTAATTACATATATTACTAATTCAGTTACGCCAGATTTAAGTAACCTGGTAATTGTACCAAGACAACCAACTCAAAGTTTTGGTAGCTTGTTTGAAATTCAAAGCGCCAACGACGAAATTTTTGTTAGTGGCGCAACAGTAGATGACATTGTTATTGTAACAGCAATCACTGCTAGTGAAATCCGTGTA